AAAAATAAACCAGTTTGGGTACCACCAAGTGTAGTTGTACCAAGAGTAATGGCTTATAATGACTCTGTAGCATATGAATGGTTTGCACCTGCAGGTTTAAATCGTGGAGGTATTGCTGAAGCTGTAGATGTTGAATTAAAACTTTCTCAAGCTATCCGTAATGACTTATATGAAAACAAAATTAATGCAGTAGCAACTTTCCCTAATCAAGGAGTTTGTATCTGGGGTCAAAAAACTCTTCAAGCTAAACCTTCTGCATTAGACAGAATCAATGTAAGACGTTTATTAATCACTTTGAAAAAGTATATTGCAAGTTCAAGCCGTTACTTAGTGTTCGAAAACAATACTACAGCTACACGTCAAAGATTCTTGAATATTGTAAACCCTTACTTAGAAACTGTTAAAGCTCGTCAAGGTTTATATGCTTTCAGAGTAGTAATGGATGAAACCAATAATACACCGGATGTTATTGATCGTAACATTATGTATGGTCAAATCTACTTGCAACCAGCTAAAGCAGCAGAGTTTATTATTTTAGACTTTAATGTATTACCAACTGGAGCATCTTTTACTAATGCATAATATTTAATAGAAAAGAGAAATGGCAAATTTAATAGAAAATAATCAGATATTCTACACACCTTTTGAACCAAAAGTACAAAATAGATTTATCTTACAAGTAGATGGTATTCCATCATTCATCTGTAAAAAAGTATCTCGTCCACAGTTAGACTGTGGCGAGGTAGTTTTAGATCATATCAACATCCAACGTAAACTGAAAGGTAAATGTAAATGGGGTGATATTACTTTAACTATGTACGATCCAATCGTTCCATCAGGAGCTCAAGCAGTGATGGAGTGGGTTAGAACAGCACATGAGTCAGTAACTGGTAGAGATGGATATGCAGACTTCTACAAAAAGAACTTTGATATCTTTGTATTAGGACCAGTAGGTGATAAAGTAGAAAACTGGAAAGTTTGGGGAGCCTATATCAAATCGGTACAATTTGGTGATATGGACTGGGCAACAGAAACTCCAGTTGAAATTGCACTTACATTAGGAATCGATTATTGTGTGCTTGAGTACTAAGATCGCATAGTAAATACCTATTTTGAAGTTCCATAAGACTATTTATAATAAAGTAGCTTATGGAACTTTCTAATTTTAAATGCTCACGTTGTAATAAGGAGTTTAATTCCTACAATGGATTAGCAAAACACGCAACCAGAACACATAAAGTAACTCCTGCAAATCTGCAAGTAGAGATATACCATAACAATACTTGGCCAGTTTGTGCTTGTGGTTGTGGAGAGAAACTAGAATTCGGAACATCTGTACCAGGCAAGTTTGCAAAATACAAAGGATTGCATTTTCAAAAAACAAGAGAGGGTGGGTTTCAGACAAAAGAGGGTTTGGAAAAATCAGCACAAACAAGAAGAGAGAGATTTGCTTCTGGAGAGATTGAGCAATGGAATAAGGGTAAAAGCGAGTTAGAGCTGTACAGTCCAGAGATTATAGCTAAAAGACAAGCTGCAAACAAGAGTGAAGCAAGAAGACAAAAGATATCTAAAGCTTTAAAAGGCAAAGAGAAGTCTCCAGAGCAAAAAGAGCGTCTAGCTAGGATGAGTGTTCTATATAGGAAGAAGAGACAATTAGCTAGTGGAAACAAACTCGAAAAAGCTTTTGAAGAAATCCTTATTGATTTACGAGTACCTTATATTCACCAACACACAATTAAAAATCACAATTATGATTTTTTTATACCTACAAAAAACATATTGGTGGAAGTAGATGGTGATTTTTGGCACGTAAATGAGAGTAGAGGTTTTACTATTAAGAGTAAAATACAATTACGCAATCTTGAAAATGATGTAAAGAAGAATGATCTTGCTAAACAAGAAGGTTACACTCTACTTCGTTTTTGGGAGAATGATATAAAAAACAATAGAAAAGAGGTTGTTACTAAATTACTATCCTATTTATAATAAACATTAAAAACATAACGGATTAGGACCGTTACTAGCTACGGCTAAATTAACCACTCCAAAGTGTCGCTACCAAGGAGTGGTTTTCTTTTTTCTAATATTTATTATAAAAAACATGTATACAAGAGAACAAATTGAAAAAGCAGTGAAAGCTAAAGGGTATGTTTGGTTTGAAGATGCTGCAAACAAAGGCTATGATGTTAATATCGTAGGAGTTAGAAACTTAGCAACTGGTAAAACAGTAACTAATGTATTTGATGATTGGTTGACAATCGCTTATAAAGAAAAAGGAGCTTGGCAATTCCACACATGGCAAGCAACAACTGATCCAGGTAAGAAGGGTGTACAACAGTTTCATGCTGCAGGAGGAGTAGCTCGTTTAGTAGAAGGACAATATAGAAGTTCTCACACTATCAGATTACACCAAGGTAAATATGAAGCTTTAGGTCAACAATCTCCAGTTAAAGTATTCAGAGATGATAACAGAGATCTTATATTTGATGAGAAAAAGATCACTGAAGGAGTGTATGGTATTAATATACACAAAGCAGGAGCTGACTCAACTTATGTAGAAAACTGGTCTGAAGGATGTCAAGTATTCAAAAAAGCTGCTGATTTCGAATCTTTTATGACTATTTGTCGTAAAGCAAGAGAAATACACGGTAATTCATTCACATACACCTTAATCAATTCAGGGGATATTAAATAGTTGTCTATATAAGAAAAAAATACTATATTTATAATAAATCAAAGTTACTTAAAGTTTTAGAAAATGAACAAAGTTGTAAACGACAATTACCCAATTAACAATGCTCCTTTATCCGATGAGGAGTTAAAAGCTAAGTTTTTAGCAGATGCTGTGAATACTGGAGCAGTAAACACATTCCAAAAGCTAGATGTTCCTACTGAGATAATAGAATTACCATCGAGAGGATACTTCTATCCAGAAGGACATCCACTATCGTCAGGTACTATTGAAATGAAGTATATGACGGCTAAAGAAGAGGATATCTTAGCCTCTCAAAGTTTAATCAAACAAGGAGTTGTTATTGATAAGTTGTTGCAATCTCTTATTGTGACTAAAATTAATTATAATGAGTTATTAACAATAGACAAGAATGCAGTATTCATTGCAGCTCGTATCTTAGGTTATGGAGCTGATTATGAGATTGAAGTAGAGTGTCCTAGTTGTGGTACCAAATCAAAATTAGTTGTTGATTTACAAAGCTTTGAAGAGAAGGATGTGGATTGGACTAGATTCAAAAAAGGAGAAACAACTCATAAATTCATAACTCCAGTAGGCAAAAAAGAACTTACTTTGAAATTTTTAACTCACGGAGATGAGAAGAAGATTGAAGATGATGTAAAAGCTACTAAGAAGTTAAATAAAATGTTAGGAGTAGAATCTGATCTTACAACAAGACTTAAACACATGATTGTTGCTGTAGATGGAGATACTGATAAAGCTTTAATTAATAAGACAGTTGATTCAATGTTATCTCGTGATTCATTAGCATTACGTCAGTACTTAAAAGAAGTTACTCCAGATATTGATACAACTTTTACATTTGCATGTCCTCATTGTGATTATGAACAAGAAAAGATGGCTTTGCCAATAGGAGTCGGCTTTTTTTGGCCTGGGGTCTGACTATAGGCCCATCCTGTATGACCAACTCTTTGATCTAATGTATTATGGAAAAATGGGTTGGACGTGGACAGAACTATATAATCTCCCAGTTCACATAAGAAGATATTACTATTTGAAGCTGGTAAGGATTAGAAAAGAGGAGAATGAAGCTGAAAAAGCAGCCTATGAAAAGGCTAAATCAGGAAAGAGATAGAATAGAAGAGCCAGTTTAACTACTGGCTTTTTCTCTTTTAAAACTATTTATAACAAAGTGCTTGCAATGAAAAAGTCAGATATACAAAAAAAAAGTTTAATATGAGTGAGAAAGATTTTATGGCAAAAGCTACAAGCCTTATAAAGTCAGATCCAAAAAAGTTCGAAGATTTGTTAGTATATGATGTTCGAAAGGGAAATTTTTCTAAATACTTCAAATAATGAAAAAACAAAAAGCAGATGATCTTATAGACTTCAATGATTTAGCAAAAAATCTTAAAAACGTTATTGCTAAATCCTTTAAAGAAGGAGCTGAAGAGGCTTTTTCTGGAAAGTCCCTTTTGACTGATTTAAACAATCAGATGAAAGATTATACAAAAGAACAGAATGCTCAAAGATTTAATGACTTAGTTAAGCAGAGAAGCTTAGATAAGCAGATAAGTGTGGAGAAGGCTGAGCTAGAGATTCTAGCCTTAGTAGCAAAGCAAAAGAATAATGGTCTCATAAAGGAGCTGGAACAAAATGCAGCAGTAGCTGAGAGACTCATGTTGAATGCTGAGTTGATGGGCAATATGAAAGCTTTTTATGGTTTTCAAGAGAAGCTATCTAAAAATCGAGCAGATATAAAAAGCCTTCAAGAAGAAAACAGTCTAATAGATAAGACTGTCCAGTTAAGAAAGGAGCAGCTAGATCTTGCTGAGAAGCAGGCCAAACAAGAGAAAGAAAACTCTGAGATTATTGGAAAGATAGAAGAAGCTTCAGAGTGGCAAAA